ATGAAAATAATTAATGTTACGCCTGGTTTAATTCCTATTCCCCCAAATGGATGGGGAGCCGTAGAAAAAATTATATGGGAGACACACAATGCCCTATTAGAATTAGGACATGATTCACAAATATTATATTTAGATGATGTAAAAGATTATGATGTAGTACATATTCATGTTGCTAATTTAGCTAATTTAGCACATGAACGTGGAATACCATATTATTTTACTATGCATGACCATCATGCCTTTTTATATGGAAAAGATTCTACTGCCTATAAAGAAAATTTACAAGCAATCAAGAATGCTAAAAAAGCCTTTGTGCCTGCTAAATTTTTAGTTGATTACTTTGAAGGAATACCTGAATATTTTTCACATGGAGTAAATACAGACTATTTTACTCCGGGAGAATTTAAAGAACACAAATTATTATGTGTAGCAAATAATGGATTTATTCATAATCAAGCCGAAGACAGAAAAGGATTTGGATATGCTATTGAAGCAGCAAAACAACTAGATTTACCTATTACAATAGCCGGACCAAGTAATAATAAAAACTATTTTGATACCTTCCCTTCAGATTATGATAAATTAACTATTTTATATGATCTTAATGAAGAACAATTAAAAAATATATACAAAGAACATAGTGTATTTATCCATGCTTCTATATTAGAGGCTGGACATCCTAATTTAACATTATTAGAAGCGTTAGCTTCTGGCTTACCTGTTATTGGAACTTTTGAGGATAATAACTTACTAAAGGGAATGATAGCTGTAAATCGAGATGTAGATGAAATTGTTGATGCTTTTAATAAAATTAAATTTAATTCACATACATTATATTCATCTAGGGCAAGACAACAGGCATTAGATTTATCTTGGAAAAATAGAACAAAAGATTTATTAAAAAAATATGAAGACAATAAAATAAATATGAAAGATCAATTAATATCTATTTATAAATCAACAAAAAAACTAGGAATACCTTCAAAAGTAAACATTCCTAAATTTAATATTAATTTTATTAATGGTCCTTTTGCTGAAGTGTTAGACTCACCTTATAAAAAACATAAAGTAAGCTTTATTAATAAAAAAACAAACACAGTAGAATATTCTCAAGAAATAGAAAGTAATTGTTGGGTTAGAACAAGTAAACAATATTATATAGATTGGAGAATAAAGATTGAAGATGAGAATGGTAATTTATTATATCAACATGATTTAGATCTTAAAGATAAAAGAGTATATATTGCTTTAGATTCTAAATCATTGGGTGATACTTTAGCTTGGTTTCCATATGTTGAAGAATTTAGAAAAAAACACAAATGTAAAGTTATTTGCTCTACATTTCATAATTATTTCTTCCAATCACAATACCCAGAAATTGAATTTGTTAAACCGGGAGATACAGTTTACAATTTATACGCAATGTATGTTATAGGGTGGTTTTACAATAGTGATGATAATGTTGACTTTAATAAAAATCCTTTTGACATTAAACAACAAAACCTTCAGAAAACAGCATCTGATATTCTAGGATTAGATTTTATAGAAGTAAAACCAAAATTAAAAAAGCCATTAGTTGCAAAGAAAAAACAAATTGCTATTGCTGTTCACAGTACAGCACAAGCTAAATATTGGAATAATCCAACAGGGTGGCAAGAAGTAGTTGATTGGTGTAAAGATCAAGGATATGAAGTAGTAATGTTATCTAGAGAAGAAAACGGATATATGGGAAATAAAAACCCAACTGGAATTAAGTATCCTGACTCATTTGATATGGAATCAACTGTAAAAGTACTTAATGAATCTGAAGCATTTATAGGAATTAGCAGTGGATTAAGTTGGCTATCATGGGCTACAGATACACCTACAATAATAGTATCTGGCTTTACTGAAGAATATACTGAACCTACTAGTTGTTACCACATTGATGCACCTTTAGGTAAATGTAGGGGTTGTTTCAACTCACATAGGCTAGATGCAGGTGATTGGAATTGGTGCCCCGTACATAAAGGAACACAACACCAATTTGAATGTTCTAAAGAAATATCTTCAGATAGAGTAATAAAAACCTTAGAGAAAATTTTGGTTGTCTCATAATCTTATTATATATTTATATACGAAACAAAAACAATTTTATGACATTACTTATCATTGTACTTATTGTAGCTGGTATTGTAGCTGCAGTTATTTTAAACAGCAAAAAGAAATCTTCATTCCCACCACAAGATGTTGTATCTGACAACGGCGCTGATCGTCCAACAGTTGTTCTAGCTGAAACACCAGTATTAGTACCAGTTGAACCTATTGCATCAGATGAAGAACTTGCTACTTTAAAAGAAGCTAAAAAAAAGGTTTTAACTAAAAAACAACCAGTTCAACAACCTGCAAAGCAATCTGCAAAAACATCTAATAAAAAATCTTCTAAAAAGACCAAATAATGAGTGACGAATCTAAGTTTATTGCTGAAGAAGAATTACTTCAGATTAAATCATTTAAGGCTCAAAAAGATAATATTACTTTTGCTTTAGGTAAAAATCGCATTGAAAAAGAAACATTACTTGCTTCTTTTAAAAATGTTGCTAATCAAGAGCAGGAATATTATAATAAACTTTCTATTAAATATGGTGATGGTAGTCTTGATTTAAATACAGGTGAAATTATTCCTTTTAATACCGATGAACAAAATATCTGAAATATTTAAATCGTGGGTTACTGCTACTAACCCAACACCTGAACAACAAGCAGTGGCCGAATATCGTGCTACTGTTTGTGATTCATGTGAGAAAAAAACTTACATTACTGCAATTAATTCATTTATTTGTGGTCAATGTGGTTGTCCACTAAGTAAAAAAGTATTTTCCCCTAAACCAGGTCCTCAAGCTTGCCCATTAGCTAAATGGGAGAAATAAAACGTTATGACACAACTAACACAAGAAGAATTACAATCAATTAAAGACCTCCAGTCTAAGTACAACCAAACACTATTCGAAATTGGTGTAGCTGAAGCGCAGCGTTTAGCATTGGTAGAGCAAGCCGAAAAACTTGAAAGCAATAAAAAAACATTGCTAAGTGATCTTGCTACAATTGAACAAAAAGAAAACGACCTAATTAAATCCCTTCAGGATAAATACGGAACGGGTTCTATTAATCCCGAAACGGGAGAAATCACGCCTATTCAACAGTAATCTGCGTTTTATAGTGATTTTTGGATATTTATTATTAGGTCAATCCTATTAAAATTTTCAAAAACAATTATACAAAATGGCAGAAAAAATCTTATCTCCTGGCGTATTCCAAAATGAATCAGATCAATCATTGGTTCAAAGAGGTATCGTAGGTGCAGCAACCGCTGTTGTTGGTCCAACCGTAATGGGTCAACCATTTGTTCCTACCTATGTTACTTCTTATAGTGAATATGTATCCAAATTCGGAGAAACATTCAAAAGTGGTAGTTACTACTATGAATATTTAACTTCTTTAGCCGCTAAGGATTTCTTCCAAAATGGCGGTCAGACATTATTAGTTACCAGAATTATTAGTGGCAGTGCTAATCTTAGTACTTATGCAAGTTCTTCAGTAGCTGATATTGATGATGATTCTATTGATAATTCATTTGTACTTGAAACATTAGCTTGGGGCAATCAAATGAACAGTGCTGGTGGTACTGAAGTTGGTGGTGCCTTACCTAGTGGTAGTGCAATGAATGTTCGTTGGGAAGTTACAAATGTAAATACTGGAAGCGGTACCTTTACTTTAGCAGTTCGTGCTGGTAATGATAATAATGCTCAAAGGAATTATCTAGAAACTTGGGCTAACTTATCATTAGATCCAATGTTACCTAACTACATTTCTCGTGTAATAGGCGATTCAAAACCAGTATATGATGCTACAAACAATATCATCAATTACGTTGGTTCTTACGCAAATGCTTCTCAATACATTCGTGTTAAATCTATATCTAAACCACAAGTAGATTCTATTGACAATAACGGTAATTTTAAAGCAACCCAATACAGTGGTAGCCTACCAGCTCTAGGAAGTGGTTCATTTGGGGGTGCTGTTGCAGCAACAGCTACTGTTCAACTTATGAACGAAAATATTACTACAACTAATATTCAAGGATTTGCTCCGGCTGATTATGTTACTGCTTTTGGTATTTTAACTAATAAGGATGAATACCAATTTAATGTATTGCTTGCTCCTGGTGTTGGTTTAGATTGTAGCGCTGCTTCACAATTAATCTCAACAGCTGAAGGACGTGGTGATGCAATTGCAATTGTAGGAACCGGTGTTTATGGTACTTCAATTTCAGCTGCTGCTAATGCTGCTGCTGGCCAACCAAGCAACTACGCAGCTACTTACTATCCCTGGGTTCAATTATTCAGCTCAGGTTTAGGTAAAGCAGTATGGGCTCCCGCTCCAACAGTAATGGGTGGTGTATTTGCATTCAACGACCAAGTTGGTGCTGAATGGTTTGCACCTGCCGGTTTAAATCGTGGTGGTGTTCCTTCAGTATTACGTGCTGAAAGAAAATTATCTCAAAGCGATCGCGATACATTATATGAAGCAAATGTTAACCCATTAGCTACATTCCCTGGAGAAGGGGTTGTAGTATTTGGTCAGAAAACATTGCAGAAAAAACAAACAGCTCTTGACCGTGTAAACGTTCGTCGTTTGTTGATTGCATTAAAAGACTATATTGGTCAAGTAGGTAATAATTTAGTATTTGAACAAAACACTAACGTTACTCGCAATCGCTTTTTATCTCAAGTTAATCCATACCTTGAATCAGTAGTACAACGTCAAGGTTTATATGCTTACAAGGTAGTAATGGATGATTCCAATAATACACCTGATGTAATTGATCGCAACCAATTAGTAGGCCAGATCTACATCCAACCAACTAAGACTGCTGAATTCATTATCTTGAACTTTAACGTACAACCAACCGGCGCTACATTCCCTGCATAAGGGGATGTAGTTGCTAATATTTATTGATAGCAATAAAAAATTAAAATAAAATGGCAGTATTAGACGCTAACGAAATAATGTTCACCGCTTTTGAACCAAAAGTTCCCAATAGGTTCATAATGTACATTGATGGTATTCCATCATATTTAATTAAAAAGGCATCAGCTCCTGGATTTGAAGCCAATATGATTAAACTCGATCACATCAACGTTTACCGTAAAGTAAAAGGTAAAGTTGAATGGAATGATATGACTTTAGAATTATACGATCCCGTAACCCCATCAGGCGCACAAGCAGTAATGGAGTGGGCTCGTTTAGCACACGAATCAGTAACAGGCCGTGATGGATATTCCGACTTTTATAAGAAAGATTTAACACTAGACATTCTAGGCCCAGTAGGTGATGTAGTAGGTGAGTGGATTATCAAAGGTGCTTATTGCAAAACAGCTACTTTCGGAGAATATGACTGGAGCCAGGGTGATGCTGCAATTACTTTATCCTTAACAATCGCTATGGATTACTGTGTACTCAACTTCTAAAAGATCCTTCATATTTTTTTCTTTTGGTGTCTGCTTTCGCAGACACCTTTTTTCTGCATATATTTATATATACACAAATAAAATAGTTTATGGCCGAATTAAAAATCCCAACAGAAACAGTTACATTACCCTCAAAAGGTTTATTGTACCCCGAGACCTCACCGCTTGCTAAAGGCGAAATTGAAATGAAGTATATGACAGCTAAGGAAGAAGATATCCTTACCAATGTAAACTACATTAAAAGTGGTATTGTTATTGATAAATTACTTCAATCATTAATTGTTACACCAATTGATTATAACGAATTGTTAATTGGTGATAAAAACGCAATATTAGTTGCTGCTCGTGTTTTAGGTTATGGTAAAGACTATAATATTAATTATGGTGGTAAAGAAATTACTATTGATCTATCCAAGCTAGAAGATAAAATAATTGATGAATCTTTATATAAGCGCGGAATAAATGAATTTCCCTTCACTCTACCTCATTCTGGTAACAATATTACTTTTAAGTTATTAACACATGGTGATGAACAAAAAATTGAAGCTGAAATTAAGGGGTTGCAAAAAATTAACCCAAATGTAACTACTGATGTTACAACTCGTTTAAAATATATGGTTACATCTGTTGAAGGTAAGCGTGATGCTAAAGATATTCGTGATTTTGTTGATAATTACTTAATCGCTAAAGATTCAAGAGCACTACGCCAATACTATGCAAAAGTATCCCCAGACATTAATTTAAAATATATACCAGAAGATGTAGATTATGTAGGGGAGGGCATAGATATTCCAATATCTGTTAACTTTTTTTGGCCTGATTCTGGAATATAGACCTATACTATTTTCCCAAATACATGAAATAGTATTTCATAGTAATGGTGGATATGATTGGGATACTGTTTATAATATGCCTCTTTGGTTGCGTAAATTTACATTTGAAAAATTAAGAGAATATTACGAAAAACAAAAAGAAGAAACAGAAAAGCAACAAAATATGTTGAAAAATAAATCAGGAAAAGATATATCTCGTCCTAATATATCCCCATCTAAATCACCAACATACGTAGCTAAAGCGCCTAAAAAATAGGCGCTTTAAATATTTATATGATGTAACATTATATCATGGCAGAACCTACAGTACAAGAATTACAACAACAATTAACAGATCTTAACAAAAAATTAAGAGAAGCAGGTGGCTTAGGTATTGACCTTCAAGAAGCATTTCGCAATGCCGGAAATGATACTAAAAAACTTAATGAATATGTTGATAGATTAAACAAACAATATGAAGATATTGTAGATAATGCTGATTATATTTATAGAACATTTCAAGACATAACAGCTGAATTAAAAAATCAAAATGTTTTATTAAAAATAGGCAAAGGAGCATTTAAAGAATTTACAAACATTGCCCAGGATTTAAATTCTTATCAAAAAGGATATAATGACCTTACTGATAATAAATTTAAAAAATTAAAAAATAATCTTGCTGCTGAAAAAAAAGAATTAGATTTTGTTGTACAGAGATTAAAAGCTAGTGAAGCAAGTCGTCAAAGAGAAGTCGAAGCATTAAATGCATTAGATGAAAGAACCCCAAAACAAAAAGCTAGACTACAAGAACTACTAAAAGAAAATGAACTTCTAATTAATGCTACTGAAGCTATATCTTCGGGTATTCCTATTTTAGAAAAAGAATTAAATTTAACTAAGCAAATAGCTGATACTAGAAAAGATCTAGGAGGATTAGCCCAAGCTGCAGGTAAACTTGTTTCTCAATATGGAGGTTCATTAGCTAGTTTTTTAAATGTAGGTGAAGCAACAGAAGCTGTTGAAGATTTTAATAAAAAGCTTATTCAAGATGCTTTATCTACTGAAAAAGTAAAAAATGACCTTTTAGAAAATGAAAGAAAAAAAAGATTAGCAGAAATAGGTAAAGATGAAGCAGGAAATTCTATAACACAAGAACAAGCTCAAGAACGATTAATAGCATTAGAAAAAGAATCATATAAAATAAAACAAGAAGCCGTTGCTTCAACTGACAATCTAGGTAATAAATTTAAATCATTAGGAGTATTTGTTAAAGGATTGGGGGTTGGCCTTAAAAAATCACTAACAGACCCAGTCACAATACTTACTTTTATTATAGATAAAGCTCTGCAAGCCAATGAACAGGCTGTTAATTTAGGTAAAATTATAGGATATGGAGCTGACAGATCTGATAGACTTAGAGAAAATTTTGCTTTTATAGCAGGGGTTACTCCTAACATTAATGTTAATTCTAAATCAATAACTGAGGCTTTTGGAGAATTAGCCCAATCAACTGGATATGTTTCCCAATATTCTGCCGATCAGCTTGAAACACAAGTTAAATTAACTAAACAAGTTGGTCTACAAGCAGATGAAGCTGCTCAAATTCAACGTTTTGCTGTTTTGAATGGTAAAACTTCTGAAGAAACTTATTCTTCTTTTGTTAGGGGATTAACAGCAGCAAGAAATCAACTTAAAGTCGGAATTAACTTTAAATCAGCATTAGCTGAAGCTTCCAAAGTATCGGGACAATTAGCAGCAAATCTAGGAAACAACCCAGAACAAATTGCTAAAGCAGTAGTAGCTGCTAAAGCATTTGGTATGACATTAGAACAAGTTGCTGCTGCTGGTGATAAATTACTTGATTTCGGTTCATCAATTGAAAATGAATTAAAAGCTGAATTATTAACTGGTAAACAAATAAATCTTGAAAGAGCAAGAGCAGCAGCATTAGCTGGTGATCAAGTTACTTTAGCTGAAGAATTATCTAAAAATATAGGTACAGCAGCTGAGTTTACTAAAATGAATAGGTTACAACAAAATGCCTTAGCTGAATCTGTAGGTATGACCTCAGATCAATTAGCTGAAACATTAAGAAAAAGAGAAGAAGCACTAGCTAGTGGTAAATCATTAGTTCAAATACAAGAAGAAGAAGCAAAACAAGCTCTTGAAAGACAACAAATACAAGAGAAATTTAGTGCGGCTTTATTAAAAATACAGGATGTAGTAGGTAATCTAGTAGCTGGACCTTTTGGTCAATTATTTGATCTAGTATCAAATATAGCTTCTATATTTACTAACATTATCAGCCCTGTAATTACAGGGATTTCTTATGTTGTTGGTTTAATAGTAGAAGGATTTAAAACATTATCTCCAATATTATTAGGCATTGGGGGTTTAATAGCAGCAATGAATGCTAAATTATTAATAAATGCTGTTCTTTCTGTGGCTCAAGGGGCTTGGAAGGCTTTAGGAGGTATATTTCCTGTAGGTCCTATTTTAGCAACAGCTGCTACATTGGCTGGTGTTGGTTTAGTAACAAGATTAGCTAAAGGAACAGCATTTGCTGAAGGAGGTATTGTAACTGGTGAAATTAATAATGCAACTGTTGGTGAAGCCGGTCCTGAAGCAATAATTCCCCTAAATTCCCCCAAAGCTGATAAAATATTAGGTGGGGATGGTTCTCCATCAATAGATCTTACCCCAATGATAGCAGCAATCAATGAAGTAAGAGCAGCTGTTGATAGATTGTATAGTAAAGATACATCAATCAACATGGATGGTAAAAAAGTAGGTTCAACACTAGTACAAGGCTCATATAAAGTAGCATAATTAAATATTTATTCGTATAAAATAGATAAACCATGGGATTATTAGACAAATTAAAAAGTAGCATTTTAGGATTAGGTGGTAACAAACCACAACAATTTGGTGTAAACCCAATCCCACCTGATTCACTTCATCAATTATATTCAGTTGATGGTAATCCAAATGTTGATTGGCGCCTAATTAAAGGCAATTTATCCAACAAACCACAGCCATCTACTCTGGATGAATTAGATACTAAAGCTCCAAATCTTAAACCAAACGGAGTTGTATCACAAGTATACAAATCTAAGCAAGGCCGTAGATATAAGGACCTAGGACCAACTGAAGGACGTTACTAATATAATATAAATGCCCCTACTTGATTTAAAAACCGACTTAAAATCACTTAAGTACGGAAAAGATCGACCAGGCGGAGGTGACAGTGGTCAACCATACCAACAAGTCGATATCAACACCGTTGATAGAGGCTTTAATCGTTTTCGAATGACTAAATTTGATGATGGTTTAGTTAGAGGTGGTGTTGTAGGTGCTGCTAATGCTTCAATTGTTGATACTTTCCGTATAGGGAAATTTCTTAAGGACTTTCCAAAAGGTCCTTTATTTATTGTTAAACAAATTGGTTTACAATTATCTAATCCTCAATTAGAAACTAAAAAATTATCAACAAATAATCCTACTAAAGGTGGTGGGTTATTAAGAAATGTTGGTAATTTTGTTTTAAATACAGCAAATAAAATAGTTAACGCTGTTGGACCTACCCGCATTTACAATTTAGGTATTAATACACTAGCACAGATTCCTGTCAATGCTTTTGGTCAACATTTTAATAGACATGGTTTATTACCTGTTCAAAATGAACAAACGAAATACCTAGCTGTTGTTCAAAATAATAATAACGAAGAAAACAACAGATTAACTGGATTAAGAAATAGATTTGGTTTAGGTACTAATTATGATCTTAATAAAGGTAATATTAAATTAAGAAAAAAAGAACAAAAAACTCTAGGAGCAATAGCTGCTACTTTTGCTGGAGGTGTCCCATTTGCAAATTCTGTCTACAATGATATTCAAAATAGTAGAATTGCTGATTATATAGGCGGCCCTAATTCAGTTTATGGTATTGGTAGAACACTAATTAAAAGAACTCCTGAGCGCACTAATGATAGTCTTAGAATAGATGAAGCCAAAAATAAAAATTATAATGCTAAACATATTCCTGAAGTTAAAATAAGCAGTAGTTTTGATTTTGGTATATCTTTACTTACTAATTCTAATTTAGCTAGTTCTAGTTTTAATTTAGTAAAAGATACTGATTTAAAAGTTAATGGATCTTTTATAGATAATACTTTTAAACAATATAAAGAAAATAAAAAAGATAATAAAGTAATAATAAGCAATGATATAGAAATATCTAATCATACTTCTTCATCTTTATCTTCTAATAAATTTAAACTACCAATTCCATCTTCATTAATTAATAACCCCATCACTTATGATGGCGGGAAACCAGAAGGGGGATTAACAGCGAGCGCTGATTTAGGGCTATCAAACATAAATGGATCTACAGATATTCCAAAAGATATTAATGATATAAATAAAAGTCTCAATCAGAATGTTATAAATTATAGCAATCCTGCTTTAAAAACATATACTGAATTAAGAAAAAAAATAAATAAAGGTAATACCATTAATCAAAATTACTTTAGTACAGCTCCTATTGATAAAGTAAATAAAAAAGCAAAACAATATAATGTATTTGTTAGAACAAACGATACTATTGTTAAAGATGATACTTTAGCTTTACAATTTACTCCTTTAGATCCATTTACTGGCGATGCTTTAACAGTATTAAAGTTTTTAGGATATATAAATAATTATTCTGAAGACTATAATAGTGGATGGAATTCTACAAAATATATAGGTCGTGCTGAAAATTTTTATATATTTAATGAATTCAAACGCACCGCTAATATTTCATTTAATATACCATGTTATAATTACAATGAATTACTTATAAAACATTGTCATTTAAGTGAATTAGCTTCTACGTTAGCAGGTAAATATAAAGACAATCTTTTATTAGGTGGAATCATAACTAAATTAAAAGTAGGTAATTATATTAATAATCAACCTGGTATTATAACTAATCTAAATTTTTCCCCTATTCAAGATTCATCTTGGGATTTAGATGCGCAATTAGCATTTTACCTAAAAGTTGATTTTGGATTTACATTAATCCATAATTATCTTCCACAATATACAGAATGTGGATTTATTTTTAAAGAACCCGACCCTATAACTCCTCCTCCGCCACCACCACCCTCTCCTCCTCCTCCACCCCCAACTCCACCAGTAACTTCATCTCTTACTCCTTCTACAGGTTCTTACCTTGATCCTATAGGTCGTGTTGATTTAAGAGATAGACCTGATAAAACATATGTAAAAAAACCTTATATATTAGATGATTTAAAAAAAGTAACAAAATTTGGTGGAGGATCTTTTGGTGGTGGTGGAGCAACTGGGGATTTTTAAAATAAATTAAAATGGATCGCTACGAAAATTCAACTATATTAACTAAAAACTACAGACCATACTATAAAGGAAAGTTTTACCCAAACATTCCTTTATCAGAATCTGATGTGTATGTTATTACTACTGTAGGTGATAGACTAGACTCATTAGCATATAGCTATTATCGAGATGCTACTTTATGGTGGGTAATAGCAGCAGCAAATAATAATGCTACTAAAGGAGCCTTATATCCTACACCTGGTGCTCAATTAAGAATACCTACTGATTTAAATAGTGTTTTAAATTTATTTAAACAGTTCAATAAAGCAAGATAATGTTATGTCTATATTTAAAGATACGTTTAAACCTGAAATACAAAATCAATTAAAGGCTAGGCAAGAAGCCATATTTGAACGTACTCCTGATGCTATTCAATATTTTAATGCTCGCAATGCATGGGTAAGAATGTCTTCTGCAGTAGATGTAAATGAAGATAACGGGGCTCTAGCTAAAAAATATATATTACAAGGAGGAGTATTATACGAAAATCAACTCCAATTAAGAGCTGGTGTTTTGACTAAAAATTCCTCATATGATATTGCTACTCCTAATGGCAATCCCCACAGATTGGGTATTCGCCCCATGCCTGGTATTACAGGAGTAGACATAAAACCCAAATCAGCATATGGTTCTTTAAGAGAAGTTGAAGTTAAATTTGTTGCTTGGGATATTAAACAACTAGAAGACCTAGAACTTCTATATATGCGCCCAGGCTATACTGCTTTAATAGAATGGGGATGGGCACCTTATTTAGGTAGTGATAAAAAATTAAAAAGCAATATAGATTTTTCTACTAATGATATCATAAATAAGAAACCAACTAAAGATCAGTTATTTGAAAGCATATATAAAACCGCTGTTGAAACCTATGGTGGTAATTATGATGCAATGTTTGGATATATTAAAAATTATAGCTGGTCTGCCCGCGAAGATGGAGGATATGATTGCACCACCACTATAATATCAGTAGGAGAAGTATTAGAATCATTAAAGGTAAATTATGCTCCGTTTAATAATATATCTGAGATATCTAAAAAAGGATTGATAGCACCTAGAGTAGAAGGAATATCAATATCAAGTTTTCCTGATATAAAGAAAATATATTCTAAAAATATCCTTGCAGGATTATTCTATGAATTATTTACTATAATGAACCTAAAAAAACCAGGCACACAAGATGAAGGAGCCAATTTTGTAATTGCTGATGGTCGCCCCGATGGTACTACTAGTTATTATGATTTATATAAAAAAACTCTTAACATTGCTGGAGGGCAAGGAGAGGCTAGTAGTAATGGAAAAATTGGAGCAAGTGATGAACAAGTATATATTACTTTAGAAGGTTTATGTAATTTAATCAACAATTATGTTACTTTTGTAGATTCTAATAGCAAAAAAGCATTTTTAAAATGCTCTGTATTAGATAGAGAATATGCAATTGGCAATACTAAACCCAACCCATTAACTGGAGACGGCTATTTACTCTGCTCAGCTCATCCCCTTCAATTATCTGTAGATCCAACAATTTGCATTATCAAAAATCCCGTTTGGGCTAATGGATTTAAAGTCAATCCAGATACTATAATACCATCAAATGTAACAGGATCTAATAATTTAATAACATTTCCAAGTAAATTAAGTGATGTCCAATTAGATAGTGTATTAGACCAATTATACTATATATCAATTCCTACTAAAAAAATTAAAGATAAACAAGCAGTTGTAGATTATCTTGAAAGAGTAACCCAACAAGATCCAGATACAATTAAAGCGTTAACTAAACGCCATTACGAAAAGTTAAAAGATGTTAGTTATAAAGTTGTTAAGCCACAATATACAGATTTAATTAATGTTGCTATTGATGAAGGAGATAATATTGATAATACTAAATTAGGAAAATCATTAGCTGCTTCTGGTGTTGGAGGTAGTACCTCATTATTTAGTTTCTTAACAACTAGTCGTCTTACTAATTTAAGTACACAACAAGTTAACGAAGCTTTTGGATCTAATGTTGAATCTACCAAATCAGATCCTGTAGCAGCTCAACGTGCTGAGGATGCTAAACAACAGGCAGAATTAGATAAGCAAAAAAAAGAAATAGAAAAATCCCAATCTACAGCTATTGAAAATATACAATATATAAAAAATATTTCTAGACCCTATTTTTATCAAGACAATTGGGATACAGAACTAGGTATTATTGGAAATATATATGTTAATTTAAATTTCTTATTTAGATTAGCTTTAGATAATAATTTAGAAGCTTTAGATACTAAAGAAAAAAAAGATATTAATTTATACAATTTTTTAAAAAGTGTTCTATCTGAAATTTCATCCGCAACAGGTAATGTAAGTAATTTTGATTTATTTATTGACCCAATTAAAGGAGATACAACATATATTATAGATGTAAATTATGTTGATGCTAAATCTAAAAAGGAGGTATATGATAACTTATTTCAGTTAGAAATGCATAACACTAAATCTACAGTTAGATCATACAAATTAGAATCTCAAATATTTCCTGACCAATCTTCTACGGTAGCAATTGGTGCTCAAGTTGGAGGTGGAGCAATGGCAACTGATAATAATACAATGTTAGATTTTAATAAAGGTTTAGTTGATAGAATTATTCCTAAAAAAGATGATCCAACAATAGATCCAAATCAACCTGATATTGAAAAAATTAAAAGTCAAGCACAAAATGTAGCTGATGCTCTACAATCATTATATGATTTTTTTGGAGACCAAGAATATGGTTGGTTTATTGATGGTAAATTTGATGCTGATAAAGCAGGTGATTATAAAAATTCATTAAAAGATTTAATTAATTTCTTTAAAAATCTAACCAAATCAAAAGCCAAAAATAGAGCCATCATCCCTACTAAGCTATCAGTCACAATGGATGGTATTGGAGGATTAGTAATAGGTCACCTATTTAGAATTCCCGAAGAATTATTACCTAGAGGCTATAAAGGAGATGCATTAGGATCAAAATTAGGACATACAATTACAGGTATTGGACATTCAATTCAAAACAATGATTGGACAACTAATATTGATGCCCAAACAATAATATTAGATGAACCTGAAGGAACCCTTAGCTTCTCAGAATTAATACAAATAAATCCTAATAACGGAAAAATAACAACCCAAGATGCAATGAAAATTGAAGCAAACAAATCTAAATTAAAAGTAGGAAGTAATTTATCTGGTGTAGTTTCAAAATATGGCCAACCTGGTGATTCTAGCCAATTAGTAACTCTTACTCTTCCTTATACTTTATATTATGATAGTACTCCTGTAAATAGTTTTAAAGTACATAAATTAGTAAAAGATAGTTTAGAAAAAGTACTTAAAGATATATTAGCGACTTATGGTTTAGATAAAATTAAAAAATTAAAACTAGATCAATATTCCGGTCTATATAATCCTAGAGATAAAAGATGTTGTCCTGGTAATCCTTCGATTCACTCTTGGGGAATTGCCATAGATTTTTATGCCGCCGAAAACGGATTAAATACCCCAACAGGAAAAGCCCTATTCTCTAAACCAGAATATAAACAATTTATTGATATTTGGTATAAGTATGGATGGAAAAGTTTTGGTAGAGAATTAGGAAAAGATTGGATGCACTTTCAAATAAACGATGCACCTTTTTAATATGAGAATACCATCAAACATAATAGAAACAAAATATACCTCTGGTAATGAATTCGTATTTGATTATAATTACAAATATTATCAAGGATACTATTATGAATTTAATGGAAAATACTTTGCAGGAAAAACATTTAATACTAATGCTCCAAAACTAGTTAAAGCAAACAGTACAGATATAAATCCTCTACTAACAGATCCAAAAACATTTATTTATGGATCTTTAAGTAAAGTAAAATTAAATAATAGTATTCCTACTTCTATTATTAATAAAAGTAATATTAATGGAGGCATAAGATATTTTTCTAAAAAAATTAATTCTAACCCCATATTAATAAGAGAAATTGATAAAAATACTTTTGATAAGTTTCAAAATAATCCTTATTATCAAGTAATTAGTATTGAGTTTCCTGAAGGAGGTTATTTTGGAAATCAAAAAAGTCTAGACGATGCTGAGAAACAAATGCCCGGCATAAAGTCTTTTATTATAAGTGAACCCCCTCCAGATTAAATTTGTAAGTCAAAGATTTTATCTTATATTTAATTCAAAGGTTATGAAATATGTTTTACGTTATAGAGAAACCCTCTCAACTTCCATCTAAATTTGGAGATTGCTTTATTAGGTTTATTCCTAAAAACGACAACTTCCATCCTACACTTACTGATTTAAGCCTTATCTACATCAGACCACTTGATGATAAGAAAGGATACATACTGTGCCTAGATCATACTGAATCATTTAGTCTGGATAAAGATGAATTATTTGGTTGGTTAGTAAACAACACTGATAGAATATGGGTGATAGATAAAAAGGAAGCAATGCATTGGTTTCCTTACCCCAATAAATTATTTGATGCCCATTTAATTGAATTTGTTAATTTAACAGAAGCACTAGGTAATAATTGTATTGATTATTATTATAGACACCACATTAATCTATCTAATATTAATTGTCTAATTCCAATTAGCAAACATTATGAGGAATGTGAAAAAATATTTGCTGCTACATTACCCACAATACAAAAATACACCCTAACTAACACAGCATTTCAATTCCAGAACTTCAGAACAACTGAAATATTTTATCAAATTGAAAAACAAGGCATTAAAGTAGATAAAGAATGCTATATAAACCACTATCAAAATAAAATACAATATCCCGAATTTAACTTATCTAAGAGCAGATTATACACTCAATATAATTTATACAATACAACTACGCGCCCTTCTAACACCTGTAATAGTATCAACTTTGCTGCATTAAATAAAGATAATGGTGAACGTGAATGTTATAGACCAATAAATGATAAATTTGTTGAAATCGATTTTCAGGGTTATCATCCACGTTTGATAGGTGAAATGGTTAAATTTGAATTTCCTAAAGATAGAAACACATATGATTATTTAGGTGAATTACTCGGCGTATCACAACAAGAAGCTAAAGAATTAACATTTAAACAGTTATATGGTGGTGTGTGGAGCGAATATCAAGATAAGCCATTCTTTAAAGAAGTAGCCATGTATGTTGATGATCTGTGGGATACATTTCAATATGGTGGAGTCATTACTACTGAAAATAAAATATTTATACGTGACCAATTAGAGGATATAAACCCACAAAAATTATTTAATTATGTGGTCCAAAGCACGGAAACATTAACTAATGTTCAATTGCTCGAATTGGTATTAGATTATTTAAAAGATAAAAAAACCAAAATAGTATTGTATACCTATGATGCGTTTTTATTTGATTATAGTAAAGAAGATGGTGAAATTTTTACTACCATCAAAGAGCTGTTGCAATATCCGATAAGCATCAAGCAAGGCAAATCATACCATGGTTTAACTAAAATATAAATATTTATGACAGACAATATATTTTTCGATTTGAACAAGCTATTCTGCACATTTACTACACCTGACGAACTAGACACTGTGCTGTCGGACATAAACCGTCGATATACAATATTGTACAATAAAATATTTGTACTTGAGTCACCTCAAAGCAAAGAATTAATGTGCACATATAATATCGATATGGGTAATACTGCAGATACTCCATTGCCTAACACTATATTGTTGCATCGCAAAAAAGAATCAAATACATTATATACAATTAATGCCCTTAATGCATTGATTAGATCATTAAATAATGGTATGTTAGATACTAGATTTATTGTTAATTGGGCTGATTATAAAAATTGTATATTACTCAATACCGGTCCTGAATTACGCAAATTAGACACTTCTATTCATAAAATTATAGATTTAGGTAAATAATGGCAACATATACAGCAGCTCAAATGACCGGACAGGGCGTATTAGGCGAAAACTTATCTGGTACTAAAACATTTGCATTTACCAACTCAGGTGGTTCTGCTTACTTTACTTTAGAAACAGTTAGAGAACCAAATGGCTTTTATACTGGTTCTACTCCTACTAATACTGTAGGAACATGGGTTGTATCATCATCAATGGGTTTTGTTTCGTCCTCGTATATTGCCTCGGTTGTTGTTCCTCCTGGCTCATCTGCACTTACATTTGCTCCTGCTTCAGCAGTAACAGGCACAACATATTATTTAAGAGGAACAGGAAATTTTAGTTTGACTATCTCTTAGTTTGGTGGTCTAAATAAGGGTTCTTATATTTAATTCTAAATAAAACAGTTATGGATTTAAACCTCGTAAAGCAGAAGTTAGCCGCTGCTCAAAATAAAGGGCAACAACGTGAAAAAATCGATTACACAAAAATTTTCTGGAAACCAAAGCCCGGCAAACACCAAATTCGCATTTTGCCTTCTAAGTTTGATAAGGCATGGCCAATTCGCGAAGTACAATTCCATTATGGATTCGCTAAAGGACCAATTTTGTCTTTGACTAACTGGGAAGAAGCAGATCCGATTGTTGATTTTGCAAAGCAACTTCGTAAATCATCTGATAAAGAAGATTGGCAATTGGCAAACAAAATTAGCCCTAAATCTCGTTTCTTTGCTGCTGTAATTGTACGTGGTGAAGAGCATATGGGTGCTCGTTTGTGGGAATTTGGTAAATTGACACACGATCAACTTCTCGGTATCGCTGCTGATGATGATTATGGTGACTTTACAGACATCACTGACGGTCGTGACTTTACAGTTGAAGCAACTGAAGATATAGTTGCTGGTAGAAAAGGTATTAAATGTGCTCTTCGTCCTAAAGTAAAATCAACTTCCATCTCTGAAGATGCTGCGTTGGTAGAAAAGGTACTTGATGAACAACCTGACATTTTGTCTATTAATCGTAAGTATACTTATGATGCACTTAAAGACATTTTGGCTAAATGGTTGAATCCTGAAGAAGAAGCAGCTGCAACCGAAACTCCAATCGCATCTAAGGATGAAGAGGATGATTTTATTGCTGAAATTAACAAACCAGTTACTCCGGCTTATGCTTTGGAAAACAATACTGGTAAAACAAGCAATGCAGACAAATTTAATGACCTTTTTAACGACTAATAATGGCTAAAAGTAAAGACAGTTTAACATCAGTAGTATCGGAATCACTTAAAAAGTCATTCGATATAGATGCCTTCAAGAAATCTAAATTCTTAGATCAATCGGTTAAATTTAAACCGCAAAGATGGATTCCACTGTCTAAAGCTTTTCAAGATGTATTGTCTATTCCTGGTATTCCGATGGGCCACATAACTTTATTACGTGGTCACTCGGATACAGGTAAAACAACAGCAATGCTTGAAGCAGCAGTAGCAGCACAAAAAATGGGTGTATTGCCTGTTTTCATTGTTACTGAGATGAAGTGGAATTGGGAGCATGCCGTACAAATGGGCTTTGAAATTCAACCGGTAGCTGATCCTGAAACAGGTGAAATTATCGATTATAAAGGTTTCTTTATTTATGTTGATAGAGGATCACTAAATACAATTGAAGACGTAGCAGCATTTATGGCTGATCTACTTAACGAACAAGCAAAAGGTAAATTACCATTTGACCTGTGTTTTCTTTGGGATTCAGTAGGTTCAGTACCTTGTCGTTTGTCTGTTGAATCACAAAAGAACAACAACGAATGGAATGCTGGAGCAATGTCTCAACAGTTTGGTAACTTTATCAATCAGAAAATTATATTGTCACGTAAAGAAAATCAACCATACACAAATACATTTGTGGCAGTTAATAAGGTATGGGTTGCAAAACCATCAGTACCAATGGAAATGCCTAAGTTGAAAAATAAAGGTGGTGATACTATGTTCTTTGATTCCTCACTCGTAGTAACATTTGGTAATGTAACTAATAGTGGTACAAGTAAAATCAAAGCAACCAAAAACGGTAAAGACGTTGAGTTCGCTAAGCGTACTAAAATTTCAGTAGATAAAAATCATATTACGGGTGTACAAACCAAAGGTACCACTGTAATGACAGTTCATGGATTTATCGAAGACGATAAAAAAGCAATTGATATTTACAAGAAAGAACATTCAAGCGAATGGCTCCAGATTCTTGGATCATCTGATTTTGATGTTGTTGAAGAAGATGAAATGACTGAAAACGTAAAAGATATAAGTGGTTTAATAGATGTCGAAGAGTAAATACACAGATTTACTCGTCAACATCCAACCAGATATTCGCAAAGAACTTAGTTCAATCTTAATCATAGATGGGTTAAATGCCTTCTTAAGGAATTTTACCATGATTAACCATATAAATCCGGATGGCCACCACATTGGTGGTCTTACCGGGTTTTTAAAGTCAATTGGTTATGCAATTCGAATGGTAGATCCAACTAAAGTAGTTGTAGTATTTGATGGTGTTGGTGGGTCAAACGCAAGACGAAATTTATTTCCTGGTTATAAAGCTAATCGTAATGTTAATCGCATTACTAATTACTCTATATTTCAATCTAAAATTGAAGAACAAGAAAGTATAAATAATCAAATGGAACGTTTGATTCAATACTTAAAATGTATTCCTGTTTCAGTTATAAGTGTAGATGGATTAGAAGCAGATGATATTATAGGTTATTTAGCTAATAAATTCGAAGCACATGAGGAAACTCAAAAGGTAACTATCATGTCTGCTGATAAAGACTTCCTACAATTAGTATCTGATAAGGTAGAAGTATATTCTCCAACTAAAAAGAAAATATACAAACCAAAAGATGTATTTGAAGAATTTAATGTTACAAGCACTAATTTCCTCAATTATAAAATACTAATGGGTGATTCATCTGATAATATACCTGGGGTAAGTGGATTAGGTCCTAAAAAACTAATTAAACTATTCCCAGAATTAACAGGCAATAATAAAGTTACTTTAGAAAGTATCATAGAAAAATCAGCTGAATTAATAAATGAAAACAAATTATATCTTTCAGTTGTAGAGAGAAGACAACAATTATTTGTTAATCAACAACTGATGTCTTTGAATGGAGAATTTCTATCACCAGAGAATAAACAATTAGTTAAAAAAGCATTTACCGATTCTTATGAATTAAATATGCCGATATTCTTACAGTTATATTCAAATGATAAATTAGGAGAAAGTATTCCTAATGTGCAATCATGGTTAACTCAACTGTTTGGTTATCTAAATTCTTTTAAATAAATTTAGGTTATGACAACATTAAATAAATTGAACCAATATGGCCCTGTCTTTCAAGTAAAAGTACTAGGTGCTTTACTAACACAAAGACAGTTCCTTATTAATATTATAGATTCTCTCGATTCAGATTATTTTGAATCATCTGCTCATAAATGGACTGTAGAATATATCCAAAAATACTTCTCAGAATATCATACTACACCTACAATAGAAACAATGTCTATTGAGGCGAAGAAAATTGATAATGAAGTATTAAGAATATCAGTTGTAGAATCACTTAAAGAAGCATATAGATTATCTGATCAAAGTGATTTGGAATGGGTTGAAGCTGAATTTAGTTCATTCTGTAGAAACCAACAAGTAAAAACCGCTATCCTAAATTCAGTTCAGTTACTTGAAATGAATGATTTCGATAGTATTCTTCAATTGATTAGTAAAGCAGTACGAGCAGGTGAAGATAAAACAATCGGTTTGGATTATAATATCGATATTGAAACTAGATACCGTGAAGATGATCGTGGGTGTATTCCATTCCCTTGGCCTACATTTAATGAATTAACACAAGGTGGATATGGCAAAGGTGATCTAGTATTAATGTTTGGTAATCCTGGTGGTGGTAAATCCTGGGCTATTACAGCAATGGGTGCTTATGCTGCTGCTTTAGGGTATAACGTAGTACATTATTCACTTGAATTAGGTGAAGGATATGTTGGTAAAAGATACGATGCTGTTTTTTCCGGTATTGAAGTAGATAAACTTCATTTACATAGAGCAGAAGTAGATGAAATTGTTAAAAAAGTAAAAGGTAAGGTTATTATTAAAGAATACCCACCCAAAAGAGCATCATTTGAAACAATAGAATCCCACCTCCAGCAACTAGAACACCAAAACGATTTTAAACCAGACCTAATCATTATTGATTATCTTGATTATATGCGTACACGCTCAAGAAAAGATCGTAAAGAAGAAATTGATGATGTTTATGTTGCTGCTAAATCGTTTGCTAAAGAAAAAGGTATTCCGCTTGTGTCACCTTCACAAGCAAATAGAGGTGCTGCAAAATCAGATATTATTGAAGGCGATAATGCAGCTGGATCATATGAAAAAATAATGATTGGGGATATAATTATATCCTTAGCCCGTAAACGTAAAGATAAAATTGATGGTACAGGACGTTTCCATATTATGAAAAACAGATATGGAGCTGATGGAATGACGTTTAGGACAAAAATCAATACATCAAACGGATTCATTGAAGTAGATGCTAATCCAATCGATGATGACGACATAGAAACAAGTATATCTAACAATAAACCGGTAAATGATTTCTCAAGTGTAGATGTAGAAGAAAGACAACTACTCCAAAAGAAATTTTTTAAACTTGAAAGTTAATTGAAGTATATACTATATTTATAACTACACAATCAGAAAATTATGGTAAAGGTTAAAAGGTTCACCGCCGTATGGTGTAACCCATGTAGACAGCTTGCTCCGGCATTTAATGAATTAGCAAATGAATTTCCCAATGTTTCTTTTGAAACTATTGATGTAGATACATCTCCTGATCCTGTTCAGGAATATATGATTACTTCTGTTCCAACTGTTATAGTTGAACACGATGGCAAAGCAGTACAACGTTATGTGGGTCTTAACCCCAAAACTACTTATAGCAATTTTATTAAATCACTTATTTAAAAAACCGAATTAGAAATGGATGTAACGCAAAGTATACTTAGCGAGATCACTACTTACATGAAATACGCTAAGTTTAGACCTGAATTTAACAGGAGAGAAACATGGAATGAATTAGTTACGCGTAATAAAGAAATGCATCAAACTAAATTCCCTCAATTAAAAAATGAAATCGAAGAAGCATACAAACTCGTGTACGATAAAAAAGTACTTCCGTCAATGCGCAGCTTGCAATTTGCAGGTAAGCCCATTGAACTTAATAATGCTCGTATATTTAATTGCTCTTTTCTTCCTCTTGATGACTGGCGTTCATTTAGCGAAATAATGTTTCTGCTTTTGTCTGGTTGTGGAGTAGGATATAGTGTGCAAACACACCATATTGAGCAACTACCAGAAATTAAAGTACCAACTAAACATAAAAGATATCTAATTGGAGATAGTATTGAAGGATGGGCTGATGCCGTCAGAATGCTTTGTAAAGCATATTTTCAAGGCGCTCCACTCCCACTATTTGACTTTAGAGACATCCGCCCTAAAGGCGCTCAGTTAATTACTGTAGGTGGTAAAGCACCTGGCCCTGAACCATTGAAAGAATGTCTATTTAATCTCCAGAAGGTATTTGATCGCAAAAAGAATGGCGATAAAATCACCTCAATCGAAGCACACGATATGGCTTGTCACATTGCTGATGCTGTATTAAGTGGTGGTATTAGAAGAGCAGCATTAATTTCATTGTTTGATTTGGATGATGAAGATATGTTGACTTGTAAGTTTGGAAATTGGTGGGAAGAAAACCCACAACGTGGTCGCGCTAATAATTCTGCCGTTGT